GATTCAACATCAATCCTACCTAACATGGCTTCAGTATCAAGCAGAGAAGGACTTATAGATTATGCACTACGTCAAAACGGTGCACCAGTCCTCGAAATAAACATAGACGATGATCAGATTAGCGATCTAGTAGATGATGCTATCCAGTTCTATAATGAAAGACATATGGATGGTTATATTAGAACTCATCTAAAAGTTCAGTACAGTCAGTTAATGCTAGATGCTATGACTACAGATAGTGAAACTACTGTTGCTTCTGGAACATCTAATAATCAAACTCTTACATTTAAAGAGCAGAACAACTATATTAAAATGCCACCATACGTAACAACTGTGGTTAAGGTATTTGATTTTGTATCTAAGAATGTCACAAACTTATTTGACGTTAGATATCAGTGGAGATTGAATGACCTTTGGGATCTTACACAGACAGAGATCCTTACATATGAAATGGTCAATAGGAGACTAGAAGATATCTACTATCTGTTAGAAGGACAGAAACAGATTAGATATCAGATGCGTGGTGATAGATTATATCTTGACTTAGATTTTAAGACTGATGTTCCTGCAGATCAGTTCTTAGTTTTAGAATGTTATCGTGCAGTAGATCCTACACAATTCAATGATGTCTACAATGATATTTGGTTAAAGAGATATGTAACTGCATTGGTTCAAAGGCAGTGGGGTGCTAACTTAATCAAGTTCCAAGGAGCACAGTTGCCAGGTGGAATTACCATGAACGGTGAGTTCATATACAACGAAGGGAAAGAAAAGATAATAAAACTAGAAGAAGAAATGTTATCACAGTATGAGACACCACCACTAGACATGATTGGATAATGGCAAGAACAACTTACTTCACGCATGGCACTAGGAACGAACAGTTTCTATTGCAGAACATAGTAGAAGAACATCTTAAGATGTTTGGGATGGATGTTCTTTACTGCCCTAGAGAGATCATGCTTTCGGATGGTGTGTTTAATGAAGAGGTGATTGGTGAGTTTAATGATGCATATTTAATAGAAGCATACATGGAAAACTATGATGGGTTCCAAGGTGGTGGAGATCTATTAACAAAGTTTGGTGTAGCACAGACTGATGAAATAACTATGATTATATCTCAGCAAAGATTTTCGGATCTTATATCACAATTCCTTCTACTTGATAAAGATTACAAAGTAGCAGAAAGACCTCAAGAAGGAGATCTGATATATCTTCCATTAACAAGTAATTACTTTGAGATAAAATTTGTAGAACATGAAGAACCTTTCTATCAGTTAGGTAAAGGTTATGTGTACAAACTGAGAGCTGAACTCTTTGAATACAGTGACGAGAAAGGAGATCTATTTGATAGCGATGAGGATCTAGTAGATTACGGTTACACTGTTAAACACTACTATCTTACTACTGCAGGAACAAATGCATCTGGAAACCCTGTAGTGTCTAATGGTTCTCTTACTAATATATTCATTCAAGATAATGGTAGTAGTTACAATGAAACACCTCTAGTTACAATCAGTGGTGATGGCACAGGTGCAACTGCAGAAGCATTCTTAACTAACATAACTGTTAGTGGTGGATCGCCAACATCATCTGCTGTCATTAGATCAGTGGTTAAAGAGGGTCAGATAAGATCTGTTAATATAGTAGATGGTGGATCTGGATATGATGAGGACAGAGCAACTCTGAACGTATCAGCACCTGATAGTGGTGGTATAGCAGCAACCTTAGTTCCTACTTTTACCAACGGAACATTGACTGGCATCAATATTTTAAGTGGTGGATCAGGTTATAAGAGTGTAAGACTTATAGATATTACTAACGCTGGTAGCGGATATACATCTGCAACTGCTGCGTTTACTGCTGCTCCTGCAGGAATCACAGGTGCCTTTACAGTTCCAGAAACTGTCACAGGTGCTACAACTGGTGCAACTGCAAACCTAGTTGAGTGGGATGCACAAGAAGGATGGATCAAACTTAAAACACCAACTGGCACATTTGCTATAGGTGAATTGATTATAGGATCAGAGTCTGGAGCACAGATAGTTCTCGATAGTAGGAATGAGCAAGCAACTGCTGACCCTAAATATTCAGAGAGCGTAACCTTTGAAAGTTTAGGTGACGACATCATTGACTTCAGCGAAGGCAACCCATTTGGAATGGTTTAAAAAATTATGTTAGGATCATACACGTATAATAAAATTCTTAGAAAGTGTGTCATTGGATTTGGCACACTCTTTAACGGGATAGAATGTAGGAAAGAAAATAAAGACGGTTCAGTATACAGTAGGATGAAGGTGCCTTTGGCATATGGTCCTAGACAAAAATTCTTAGCAAGACTAGAACAACAGGCAGACCTTAACCAAAAGGTTGCACTTACAGTTCCCCGTTTGTCATTTGAGATGACAGGGATATCATATGATAGTGCTAGAAAACTTGCACCAACAACATTAACACTCAAAGCAAACACAGCAAATGCAGTTAAGAAACAATTTACACCTGTCCCTTATAACGTTGACTTTGAGCTTAATGTTATATCAAAAACAAACGACGAAGCATTAGAAATATTAGAACAGATAGTTCCTATCTTCCAACCCTCATATCAAATGACTATTAAGTTAGTTGATGAGATGAGTGACTTTAGAGATATTCCTATCATATTGAATAGTATCAATTATAGTGATGACTACGAAGGATCTTTTGATGAGAAGAAGATTACTTTGATTACAATGTCATTTACAGTGAAGGCATACATCTTCGGACCTGTAGGAACTCAAGCACCAATCAAGAAAGCAAAGGCAGATATCTATACAGATATGAAAGACGTTGCTACTACAAGACAGGTTGCTTATCAGGTTGAACCAAAAGCACTTACAGATCAAAACCAAGATGGAACTACAGAACTTGCTGGAGCAATCACTGCAAGGAATCTCACTATCGAAGCTGTTGATTATACCAACATACCAACACAATCCTACATTGAGATTGGTAATGAAGTAATGTATGTAAAGGGTAAAGTTACTCCAAATAAACTACAAGTTCGTAGAGCACAGAACGGAACTACAGCTGCAGCAGCAACTGCAGGTACACCTATTGATCTTATAGATGCAACAGATGATGCACTACTCACAGGTGGTGATGACTTTGGATTTAGTGAGACGGTATCTTATTATGAATAACGACATGTCAGGTTTAGATGATGCATTTGATAATGCAGAAGAAACTACAAAGACGGAAGTGATTCCTGAGAAAAATAAAGTTCACCTAGGAAAGGGTGACGATGTTATCAAGGACTATGAGTATGCTAGAGGTAACTTGTATTCTTTAATTGATAAAGGACAAGAAGCAGTTAACGGTGCTCTTGATCTTGCTATGTCATCTGATCATCCACGTGCTTATGAAGTTGCAGGACAACTAATTAAACATGTCGGTGATGTTGCTGATAAATTAATGGCACTACAGAAAGACAAAAAAAATGTCAAAGAAGAAAGTTCTAAAAAGGTAGTAACTAACAACGCATTCTTTATGGGTAGCACTGCCGATCTTCAGAAAATGCTTAAACAGGCAAGTAAGAAGAAAGATAAATAAAAAAGTAAAGGAAGTATTCAATCATGGTAATCAAAGTATTAGCGGCTGAAGCGGATTTAACTTCTGCATCTAATGTGACCAATGCAACTCTAGTTCGTGTATATAACGGACATAGTGCTGTATCAGTAATTACAAGAAAGGACTCTGGTGGTTCAACCATTGGTAGTATGACAGTTCTTAATGGCACAGTAGTTGTAATGGAGAAAGATGCAACAGACACACTGACAGCATCAGCTGGTGGAGCATCAGTCAAAGTAGCAAAAATAGCATTTACAAGATAATGGCAACACGCATACCAACTATGTACGGAAGATACTATGTTATCTCTCTAGTATGGAGAGGTAGGCAGTTTACTTTTACAGCATACAGGGCAACTCTTTCTAAAATGCAAAGACCCCAAGCACAGAGACTGTGCGATAAAATGTATCCTGGTTGTAGAGTAATCTCGTTCCATGAGTCAGATCCAACTGACGGACCTGTAGTGTTGACAACAGAGGAAGCACCTAAAGGTGCAAAGTATGATAGGATGATAAAGCATATCAAAAAATCATATTCTAAAGATGGCAATTTGACAAAGGGTGAGGAAGGTATAGCATACGCTACAGCACATAAACAGAAGAATAAAGATAAGAAAGAAGAATACGATAAGTCAAAGAACTGTGGTTGTGGTAAAGATCCATGTATCACATATGGAAAACAGATAGATCCAGATTGTCAGGTTGAAGGTAAAAAGATAAAGAAGAAAGAAAAGGCAGTCCAAGGTTCAACTGATGTTCCTAACTTCCCACAAGATCAGGTAAGTGAATCTAAGTGTGGTAAAGGAGAATACTTCTGTAATGATGAACAGAAATGCAAACCAATTCCAGAGGGTTATCATGTAATGCCAGATGGTATGTTGATGAAAGGTAAGAAGCATAGTGTAAAAGAAGGTGCAGCATGGACAAAGAAAGCAGGAAAAAATAAAGAAGGTGGTTTAAATGAGAAAGGGAGAAAGTCTTATGAGAGAGACAATCCTGGTTCTGACTTAAAAGCACCAAGCAAGAAGAAAGGTAATAAGCGAAGAGCAAGTTTCTGTGCTAGAATGAAAGGTATGAAGAAGAAGTTGACAAGTGCGAAGACTGCTAGGGATCCTGACAGTCGTATAAACAAGTCACTTCGTGCTTGGAACTGTTAATTATAGGAGACTAAATATGTCTAGAGTTGAAGAACTGCAAGCAGAACTACGTGTTCTGGAAGCATTTAATGAAACAACTCGTGCAACTATTCTACGCTCAATGCTAGAATACGAGATCGCAGCAGAGGAAAAGTCTCATGTCAATGGTATCGGAAGATCTTCTTGATCTTGATTGGAAAGATTACGAAGGTATAATAGGACAAGATCCTATGTCACACAAATTTCAAGTGCAGTTAAATCATCACATGCATTGGTTTGACACGAGAGAAGAAGCTGAGCATTATTTGAAAGTCAATACAGCATGAGTGCAGATTTTTACTTAGGTAACCCCAACCTTAAGAAGGTAGGGACAGAAATAAATTTTACTAAAAACCAAATACAGGAGTATCTTAAATGCAAAGATGATCCTGTATATTTTGCTAGGAATTATATTAAGATTATATCTCTTGATGAAGGTATAGTCCCATTTAAAATGTGGGATTTTCAAGAGGAACTTATAGAATCATTCCATGAAAATAGATTCAATATAGCAAAACTTCCTCGTCAGACTGGTAAGTCTACTACCTGTGTGTCGTATCTACTACACTACATATTGTTTAATGACAATGTTAATGTTGGCATTCTTGCAAACAAATTATCTACAGCAAGAGATTTGCTAGGTAGATTACAACTGGCATATGAACAACTTCCCCTCTGGATACAACAAGGAATCGTCGTATACAATAAAGGATCCATGGAATTGGAAAACGGATCCAAAATTCTCGCTGCTTCTACTTCAGCAAGTGCTGTCAGGGGTATGTCGTTTAATATTATATTCCTCGATGAGTTTGCGTTCATACCCAATCATATTGCGGAGCAATTCTTTTCCTCTGTTTATCCTACTATTACATCTGGTACATCAACCAAAGTTATCATCATCTCAACGCCCAATGGAATGAACCACTTCTATAAGTTGTGGGTAGATGCACAGAAAGGTAGAAATGGATATGCTTGGAATGAAGTACACTGGTCAAAAGTGCCAGGTAGAGATGCGAAGTGGAAAGAAACAACTATAGCAAATACATCTGAGAGACAGTTCACACAGGAATTTGAGTGTGAATTCTTAGGATCTGTTGATACCTTAATTACTGCAGCAAAACTCAGAACGCTTACGTATGATGATATAATGACAACCAATGGTAATCTTGATGTATACGAAAACCCTATCAAAGAACATGAGTATATTATTACTGTTGATGTTTCTCGTGGTTTAGCACAGGATTATAGTGCCTTTGTTGTGATTGATATTACACATGCACCGTGGAGACTGGTGGCAAAGTATAGAGATAAGGATGTAAGACCTATGTTATTTCCTAATGTTATCTACAATGTGGCAACTAATTATAACAAAGCATATG